CCAAGTCCAGTGAACTATCGAGGCGCTAGCCAAGATGATCCCTCCTTCTTGTCCACGTTCTGTCCACATGAGCCGTTTTGACTAATGTGGATAGCCCGGCTATGGTTAGTATAACAGAGCTTACTAGACTTCACAAGGCTGCGGGGGTGAATTACATGGATGCCAGACTAACGCTGAATGTTGACGAAGCTGCAAAGCTTCTTGGACTTAATCGAATTACTGTTTATCGACTTGTCGGGCAGGGCGCTATTCCTAATGTCCGGATAGGACGTCGGATAATTATCCCCCGGCGGGGGCTTGAGGAGTGGCTAGAGAGAGAGTCTCAGAAGGCAATTGAGGGATAGAGCGGGACCCTGCTACGCTGTAACACAGGGGAACTGTCTCCATTCTTAAGGAGGCGTCTATATGAGCGTCACTACGAGGACCCTAATTGAGTATGGGCAAGAGCAGGCCGAAGCCCGGAAGAAGAGGCACAAGCAGATTGATAACCCTAGTGCTTGGTTTGGTGGGGGTATTCCTGGAGCAGAGGCCGTCCTAGAGGATGCTAGGAGGCTTTACCCCGGACTGAAATTGTCGACCGATAGCTTACGAACGTGGACAAAGCGTGGGCTAATCCCCCGGCCATGGGTTGTCTCTTTGGGGAAAGGTGAAGATGGGAAAAGCAGAGGAACCCAAGCATTCTACCCGCTGGATACCCCCCGACAATTAGCTACAGCAGCACACTTGCAGGCACAGGGCTACAAGCAAAGGGAGATCGCGGAAGCCCGGGAAGCGTTCTTGAGTGGTGCTTCCGAGCGGGGAGATCCTTGTCTGGAGGCTTATGGCCGGGTTTATCGGCAGATTTTAGATTGAATTGTTTAGGTGGTCCTCCGGCTTGAGCGGCCGGGGGTTTTGTTATTGAAGGAGGGGCCGTGATGAATGTGCAAGACTTTTTAGCCTTGTTAAAGGGTGTCAAACAAGTGGGGCCAGATAGGTGGACAGCCCTCTGCCCGGGCCATGATGACAAACGACCTTCCCTGTCAATTCGGGAGGCCAGTGACGGCAAGGTCCTGATTCGTTGCTGGTCCCGTTGCACTGCGGAAGAGATCGTTGCTGCATTAGGCCTGACTATGGCTGACCTATTCCCCGACAATAGCCGACATATTCGCGGGGAAAAGAGGCCCAGGCCGTCACGCAAGGAGAAGGAGCTTCGTGAGCTTGCAGCCCGCTTTGATCGGGCGTGTGTCAATGCCCATAGGAGGCTTGCGGTCCTCTTTCGTGCTATCGGGTGGATCTTCGCCACGTATGGTCTTGACGTCACACTAGACGAGGCCAGATGGGTCTGGGAGCTTCCGCACATGGAACATGTGTTAAACCAGCTTCTACTTGGTGATCCGGAAGAGAAGTTTGCAGGCTTGCAGGCTGCGGGGCGGTGGTTGGCTTGACCCTCAGCTTCATTCGGGAAACAGTGGCAGGCGCCGAGAAAGAGGATCTCTTAAAAGTTGTCGAGAGATACGGGGGAAGCGTGATGAAGCCTGAGGACGAATTAGCGTCGGACGCCGAAGCGCCGGACATTAACCTGACCGACTTAGGCAATGCGAGGAGACTTGTGGTGCAACATGGAGAAAACATTCGATACTGTCACCCTGAGTCACGCTGGTATGTCTGGAATGAACGTGTATGGAAGCCCGATGATACAGCAGCCGTCTTTCGACTGGCAAAGGACACTGTTGGAAGCATTTATATTGAGGCGGGCCAGACTGACGATGAGGATAAGCGGAAGGCTATCGCTAAACATGCTTTTAGGTCCGAGAGTCTTTCCAGGCTGCAATCTATGATTGCGCTGGCTTCTTCTGAGCCGGAAATTCCTGTCCTGAGGGAACAGATGAACCGGGACCCGTGGCTTTTAACCGTGGAGAATGGGACCCTAGACCTTAGGACCGGAAAGTTGCGAGAACATCGGCGAGAGGACTTCATCACAAAGTGCGTTCCCATTCGATATGACGAAGCAGCGTCAGCGCCGACCTTCAAGCGGGCTTTGATGGAAATAATGAACGGCAGACTGGACCTTGTGAATTACTTACGGCGAGTGTGCGGGTATACGTTGACGGGTGATGTGAGCGCGAAAGCGTTGTTTATCCTGTATGGGCGGGGTGATAACGGCAAGAGCCTATTCCTGGAAATCCTTCGTGAACTTCTAGGACCCTTCGCTGTAGTGGCCGAGCCAAACCTATTGATGAGCAGGCGCGGGGAGGCGCACCCTACGGGTGTTGCGAAGCTATGGGGCGCAAGACTGGCGATTGCCACTGAGACCACAGAGAACAGGAGTTTCAACGAAGCGCTGGTCAAGCAGTTGACGGGAGGAGATACACTGACGGGCCGGTTTATGAGGCAAGACTTCTTTGACTTCAAGCCGACTCACAAGTTGTTCCTAGCAACGAATCACAGGCCGATTGTCAGAGGAACGGACCGGGCTATATGGGAGCGCATTCACCTTATCCCCTTTGATGTGACATTCCACAAGCCTGAGACCGGGAAAGAGCCGGTTGCTGACCCTATGATGCTGGACAAGCTACGGGCCGAACTTCCGGGGATTCTTGCCTGGGCCGTGAAGGGTTGCCTTGAATGGCAGAAAGACGGCCTAAGACCGCCGGCTGAAGTTGTGTCGGCCACTGATAAATACCGGGCAGAAATGGACGTTGTAGCACAGTTTCTTGAGGACTGCTGCATACTGGAGCCTAATGCACAGGCAGGCGCGACAGACCTATACACTGCATATAAGAATTGGTGTAGCGCTAACGGTGAGCGGTGGTTGAGTCAAAGGCTTTTCGGTGGCCGGTTGAATGAGCGGGGATATGAAAGCAGACGAGGCGCCGGCGGGACATGGATCTACGATGGAATAGGAATTGTCCAAGACTATTCAGAAAGGTCAGTATATTAGGCGGGAATCGGTGTGTTTCCGCAAGAAAAAGGAAATAACTAGGTGACAATAGTGACGGAAGTGACGGAAGTGACCCTGGAACCCATATAAGCATATAGAGATATGATTTCTATATGTGCTATATAGAAACTAACGTAACTTCCGTAACTTACGTAACCTAAGAAGAGAACGCCTTCGAGGGCGTTTTTTTATTGGGGGGTGACTCCTTTGATTGAGATTCGACTACCGGGACAGTTGCTGCTGCTGACCGCTGTTGAAGTGAGCCGGCTGCTGGCTGAAAGGCCGGACATATGGCAGACCGCTTTGAAGCGTGGGAAAGCCATGACCCGGGCCAGGCAGAGACTTGAGCGGACCCCTAAGCGGATACGTGAAGCCGAGTTAGAGATCGCTGATCAGGTAAGGAGGCGGTGCCTGTGATGGTGCAGGTAGTAGCAGGCGCAGTAGGTGCTTTACTTGGCGTTCTATGGCGTTTGCGGTGGAGAAATCTGACGGGCTGAGAGGAGGACGCAACGTGGACAAGATTCAGATATTGAACAGCATGATTTGGAACGTTGCCGAGCTTCTAAAGTATGAGCCTGACGAAGCCGAAGTCCGGGCGCTCAGCGAGATATGTCAGGCGATTAACGAACTCAAGAGGCTACATGCAACAAGACCTATACGCGAAGCAATACCTGAGCGGTGGTGAAAAGATGTGGCAAGGTTACCAGGCCGGGCGTGCAGACACCCTGGCTGTCCAGAGATAGTCAGAGGTCCCGACACATACTGCGAAGAGCATAGAGCTGAGGCCAGGCGAGACAGTGACCGCCTGCTTGACAAACGCCGGGGATCTTCAAGTCAGCGGGGCTATGACGCCAAGTGGCAACGGTTCAGAGAGTGGTTTCTGAGCCGGGCCGGGAATCAGTATTGCCACAGGTGCTTAGAGCTTGACGGAGAGATAGTCAAGGCCGAGGTTGTTCATCACATTATCCCGGTGAGTGAACGGCCCGACCTAAGGCTTGTCCCTGATAACTGTCAGCCCCTCTGCTACCAGTGTCACACTGAGGTGCACAGGGTAGGGGGTTAGAAAAGTATGGAAGTTTGCCCGTAGACCGGCGCAGTCAGGCAACATCACGCGTTTCAAGGTTTTGAAATTGCGTCCCGAGGGGGTGTTAATTATGGGGGCTAGAGGACCCCTGCCAAAGTTAAGAGTTGTTGACGGCGCCTATGAGCAGCCGAAGAATATTCCGAGACCCAAGCCTAACCTGCCTGAATGCCCTGACTGGCTGAGTGAGGAGGCGAAGGCCGAGTGGAAGCGCGTTGCCGGTCCACTTCACAAGCTAGGACTCCTGACTGAACTAGATCAGCAGACCCTGGCCATGTATTGCGAATGTTGGGCGCGATACATGAGAAGTCAGAAGGTCCTGGCCCGTGAGGGTGACACATACATGAAGCCGAGTGGCGAACCCAAGCAACGGCCTGAGTATTACATCATGAAGGACAGCCTGAAAGAACTGAGGCAATTTATGAACCTATTCGGCTTGTCACCTACAGCCAGGATGCGGATGCACTTACCCGGTGAGCCGGAGGAGGACTGCGAACTTGAGACATTGCTAGACGATTAGGAGGTGAGGCAGTGATTACGCTAGAGCGCGTTAAAGAACATCTAAGAATTGAGCATAACCTGGAAGATGCCCTCATTACGGGCTATATGGAAGCAGCGAAAGACTTTTGTGAGTCCTTCCTGGGCCGAAAGCTAGATGAGCTTGAGACTGTGCCGGCAACGGTTCAGGCAGGACTATTGCTGCATACGGCCATGCTTTACGAGTCCCGGGAGGGTGAATTCATCGAGAAGAACCTGCCTGCCGTCAGACTGCTTTACTGGCCTCATAGGGCGGTGAGCGTATGAGGTCCGGCAAGCTAAGACATAGAGTGCTCATTGAGCGATTTTATCAAGAAAAGGACGAAGGGGGCGACTTCATCAAGGAATGGCGCCAGTTGGCCACGACCTGGGCTGCGGTGGAGCCACTCAAGGATTCCGATTATTGGTCCGCTTTGACTGTGGGCACTGTGACGACCCATAGAGTCACCATGAGAGGTTTAGGCGAAGCGTGCAGACCTAAGCCGGGGGACCGGATCGTCATGCTATCGAAGGACAACCGCCTTCTGCGAGTGGAAAGCGTCCTGGACACTGAGGAGCGGGGCTATGAACTGGTTCTAATATGCGAAGAAGTATCTGGAGAGACATGGACCCCTCCTGAAGGGCCGTGAGCTGAATGGA